GATTTCGCGCACCATCAGTTCGATGATCTCTTGCGTACCCATCGATCATATTATACCACAGACGCCCAAGGCGAAGTGTAGGAGAAGGGAGATGACATGAAGCGTCAGATGGCATCCACGGGAGCGCTGGCACAGCCATTGCCACAGGCGAGTGCCGCCGTCATCGATGGATCGGCGTTTATCAGCGTCACCCCCACCGATCCGATTCCGGTGACCTGGGAGGAGCGCGCGCGGCGGGCATGGACCTACTACATCGAGGAACCGCTGGTGAAGAACTGCGTCAACTCCTGGCGCTGCTTTGCCGTGGGCGACGAGATTAAACTGGCCAGCGATGACGAAGCGGTGAAAGACGGTGTCATCGAATTGCACGACCGGCTGGCGCTCTCCACCTTCGTCAAAGACATGATCCTGCAACTGCTGGTGAAAGGGGACGCGGTCGGTTATAAACGCTACAGCCAGGATGGGCGCGATATCGAGGAAATCACCTGCGTCAATCCCACCTCGGTGAAAGTAAAGTATGCGCAGGGCACGCTCATCGAGATGCAACAGTATCCCGAGGACGCCCCTGCCGCTGGTGATGGCCTGGTGCTGCCCGTCGAGCAGGTGATCCATCTGCGCTGGGATGCGCCGCCGTTCTCCCCGCGCGGCAACAGCCTGGTGCTCCCAGCCTTCCAGTCCATCGAACTGCTCCGCGATTACCGGAAAGCTGAGCAGGCCATCGCTAAACGCTGGGCGACGCCGTTTCGCCTCATCAAAGTCGGCGGCGCCTTCAACCAGCGCGTCATCACCCCCGACCAGAAGATGCTGCAAGACATCCGCGACATGGTCAACAAGATGGATATGAAGTCCGGCCTGGTGGTGCCGTTCTATGTCGGGGTGGAAACGCACGGCGCCGAGGGCGTGGTGCTGAACGTCGAAGCGAAGGTGAAGGAAGTCAAAGAGGATATTATTGTCGGACTGGGACTCTCGCGCTCGCTGGTCACCGGCGACGGGCCAAACTTCGCCACCGCCTCCGTCTCCATGCAAAAGATGCTGGTGATGATCCGCGAGATCAAGCAAATCGCTCGGCAGCTCCTCGACTGGGTGGTGAATGACTGGCTCACCCTGAGCGGCCACGAGGACGCCACCGTCCAGTATCTCTTCAACGACCTTGATCCCAACGATGCCGTCGATCTCAAAAAGCTGCTGCTGGAACTCTATGACCGGAAACTCATCTCGCGGTCCAGCCTGCAGGTGAAGATGGAGTTGGACCCGGATGTCGAGGCGGCGAACCGCGCGCAGGAGAAGCCGGGCATCGACGTGCTGGACGAGAAGCAGGCCAAGCCCATCGTCGATATGGTGACGTTGGGCGTGCTCGACGTGGACGAAGCGCGGAGCTTCCTGGGACTGGGGCCGAAGAGCACCACGCCGGCGGCAGCGGCGGCGCTGGCCCTTGGTGGCCCCGCCGCGCGCGCTTTCGCCGAGGAGGCCATCTGTGACGAGTGCCGGCACTTCGAAGATGCGGAGAATCGCTGCGCGGTACAACGGAATGAAACGACGTTCGCGGCGCGTGCCTGTCGGTTCTTCGACCGGAAGTAAGGGGCTGCTCCATGCCGGTCGATGCTACCTCACAACACGAGCAGATTCGCCAGGCGGTCGCGCAAAGCCTCGACGCGCGGAATCGCTATGTCGAGCAGGTGATGAACGATCTCACCGATGAACTGGCCTCCGCGCGCGAGCAGGTGGGCACCGCCATCCTGCGTTATAAGTCGCTCGGTTCGCTGCCGGACAACAAGCTGGCGGGGTTGAAGGGGCTGGAGCGGTTGGATACCGAGATCAAAGGCATCATGTCCGAGCTCAAGCGGACGCACACCGTGCGCTGTCGCACCGAAGCGAAAGCCGCCTTCCGGCTGGGCATCTATCATGGCATCGAGGAATTCGCCACCGCCCAGTTACCGGTCTACCGCGATCTCACCCCCGACGGGTTGGAGAAACTCACCACCAGAGCCTTCCAGACCGTCGATACCGATGCATTGGATTTCCTGGCGAATTACACCACCACGCTGGCCGGTGACGTGAACCGGGAAACGACCGATGGCATCATGCGCACCATCCGCGGTGCCATCGCTACCGGCAAAGGGGTCGATGACATCGTGCGCGACCTCGGCGAGGTGGTGAAGGACCAGGAGTCTTTCCGCCATGCCGGCAGCAAGGTGTTCAGCAAAGCACAGTATCGCATGGAGGTCATTGCCCGCACCGAAGTGCTGCGTGCGCATAACCTGGGCAAGCTGAAGTTCCATCAGGCGGTGGGCATCCAGCGGCTGGAATGGTTCACGATGGAAGATGAGCGCGTGTGCCCTGTGTGCGGCCCGCGTGATGGCCAGCAATACCCCATCGACCAGTTTCCCGCGCAGCCGGCCCATCCCCAGTGCCGGTGCGGGCATAACCCGGCCTGGCCCCTGGTGATCTGCGGGCAGGGATTACTCGCTACCAGCGCCGCGCCGAGCACCGGTGATGCGTGCATCCTCCCACCGCAGAGCATCGAGGGCATGGCGGCGGCGCAGGCCGAGGAGCAAAAGACGCTCAAAGCCGCCTTCGAAGGGGGTGATCCCACGAAGCTGGGCACGCTCACCATGAAGCAGGTCCAGACGCTGGCCAAGGGCCAGGGGGTGGCCATCGCGCGTACCAAGGCCGACTTCCTCAAGCTGCTCGCAGACAAAGGCGTGGATGGCAGCGGGCTGTCCGGTAAATCGCTGGAGGCGATGCTCAAACAGGTTGGCATTGGCGCATTGCGCAGCAAGAATGAGTTGGTCGCCTTGCTGGTGCAGAAACAGGCGGCATATATCCAGGCGCAACTCCAGGCGCAACTGCTGAAAGAGGCGGCACAGTCGGCCACCGGCCTGCAGGCGATGACGGTCAAAGACCTTCAGGATTTAGCGGTAACGAAGGGCCTCTCGCTCAACATGACCAAGGCCGATGTTATCGCCCTCCTCGATGGGTTGGAACCCGGCATTGATCACAGCAGCCTGTCCGGGAAGACGCTCATCGCCGCGAAGAAGCAGTTTCACATCGGCCCGCTGAAAAACAAGGGGCAACTGATCGCCGCCATCGAGAAAATCGCCGGGCAGGAGATGGGCGATGCCGCCAAGCAAGCGGCTATAGACGCGGGCAAACAATCGGCGCTCAAGGCGGCGCAGCAGGCGTTGGAAGAGGCTGCCGGCAAAGTCATGCTCCCCGCGACACCGCAGGGGTACCCGGAATTCCTGGCGGCGTTGCAACAGGCCGAGCAGCAGTTGGCGACCAGTAGCGGTCTGCCGCAAGCAACCCTCGAAAAGATTGCCCAGGAACTGGCCATCAAGCAGCAGGTGTTTCAGCAGCAACTCGCCGCGATGAATGCCAACGATCTGAAAGTGCTGGCCAAAGAGACCAAGCTGCAACACTGGCAATGGGCGTCCAAGGATGACCTGGTCACCATCATGTCGCAGACCGATCCGGCCAAGGTGCAGGCGGCGAAAGACACTATCGAGGCGAAATGGCAGGCGTGGAAAGCCGGGCAAGCGGCGGGCGGAGCCGGGAAGAAAGCCGCGCAGCAGGCGGCTGCTCAGCAAGCCGCGGAAGCCGCCCAGCAGCAGGCGGTCGAGGTGATCAAGGCCGCGGTGAATGCCGTGCCCGGCGCCATGCAGCCCGAAGAGTTCGAGTCGTTCCTCAGCGCGTTTGCGCACGCGCAGAACACCTTCCTGGCCCAGGCCGGGCACCTCTCCCCCGACCAAGTCGCGAAAGTGCAGGCCAAACTCCTGCAGCAACAAGCCGCATTCCAGCAACAGTTGGCCGGGATGAAGTTGACCGATCTCAAGGCCATCGCCAAAGCAAAGAAGCTCAAAAACTGGGCGTTCGCCACCAAGGACGACTTGATTACGCTGATGTCGGAGACCGACCCGGGGAAAGTCGATCAGATAGCCAACGCACTCGCGGCCAAAGTCGCCGGCTACGGGAAAGGCGCCCAGCTGACTGCCAAGGTCAAGGCCGCGGCGCCGCTCGCGCCGTCACCTCCCTCCCCGGTGATCACCGGCCCGGACTTCGTCACCGTCGATACCGAGTGGGGGCACATCGCGCAGGCCCCGACCCAGCATTTCACCTTCGTGAAGGATGCCCGCGATCTCGGTGGGGTGCATCCCAAGCAAATCTACCGCGATCCCGCCGGCACGCAGTGGCTGTTCAAACCGATGGATGAAGAGTATCTGGCGCGGGGTGATGAGATGACCTATCGCGTCTCCCGGCTGTTCGATCCCGAGGCGGTCGAGGTGCGGGCGATCACCCTCAATGGACAGGTCGGCACCATCCAGCGCATGAAGACGGCGTTGGCGACACAGGCCAACTATGAGGGGGTCGCCGTTGAACACATTGCCGCCGAGGAGCTGGCGCAACTGCAGCAGCAGCAGGTGCTCGACTGGTTGCTCTCCAATCATGACGCCCATGCGGAAAATTTCCTGCGGCTCGCGAATGGACGCATTGTCGGCATCGACCGGGCGCAGACCTTCAAATACTTCGGGCGCGATACGCTGGCGCTCGACTATAATCCGAACGCGACCGCTCAGCACCCCCGCACGCTGTACAATGAGATCTTCCGGGCGGTGAAGGCCGGGCGCATGACGGTAGACCCGACGCACACGCTGGCGGCCATCGAGCGGGTGGAAGCGCTGAGCGATGATGAGTATCTGGCGCTTCTTCGCCCCTATGCGGAGCAGCGTTTCGCCCGTGATGCGCGCGGCATGAAGGGATTCCTCGACGCGGCAGTGACGCGCAAGCACAACCTGCGGCAGGATTTCGAGGGATTCTATCAAGCGGTACTGGGTGATCCGCACTTCAGCTTTGCTGCTTTCGGCAAGAAAGACTTTGGACGGTTACCACAGGCAGTGGTCGATGAAATCGTGACGGACATCCCGAAGCTGGGCTATCAGGGAAAAGCCCTCCCCTTCGACGCCGACATGGTGGAAGATCAGAGTCTGCTCATCTACACCGAGCGGGTGAAAGGCACGCGTGGCGCCACCAGCGCACGCACCGTGATGCGCATGAAGGTGCGCCCGGAGCAGGAACGTCCGCTGCTGAAGGTGATCCAGCAGGCCCTCGCGTCGTCCGGGAACGCCGTGCAAGTTGGATCACCCTTGCCGGAAGATACCTTTTACGATGCGATTCTGCAGGCGGTCAAAACGGTCAACACCCACTTAACAGACCAAAACTACAATCAGGCGAAAGTGGCAGGCGGGCGCGCGGTACGCAAAGAGCTGGAGAAGCTGCTCAAAGCGAAAGACCCGGATATCCAATCGATGGCCCGGACCTACCTGAGTACGCTCGATCAACTCGAAGAGGCACTGGCACACGGGCGCCAGCAGTCGTTGCCGCTGTTCCAGCAATTCACCGCGACACGGGGACGCGTGAGCGAGGCGAAATCGGCCTTTACCGCGACGAAGACGGCAGCGCGCCTGCCGAAAAAGCAAATTGTCGCGGGCGAATTGACGGTCGTCGATGACCAGGCTTCCCTGGGCACGCTGTTACAGACACGCTCAGCAAAAGCTGGCGTGCAGTATAATCTCGACTTCGGCGACGGTATGACCGCCGTCTATCGTCCGTGGACGGGGGAAAACGGTTTTGCTCAGCGCGGGGAATTCGAGTTGCGCCTGCCGGACATGCCGACGAGTAAAGCCGTCGACAGGGCGATGACTGTGATGGAGCAACTCGGTATCCCGGCACGCTTATCTACCCCGGAGGAAACCGAACTCCTCTACCTGCACAAGCAGGCGTATCTGTCGCTGGAACATCAGGCGCCGGGGTATCGCCGCGTGTTGGCCGACCTCGATGCCCGGCATGCCGATGTGCCGACACGCGTAGAGGCGTTGCGCGCCTATTGGGGGCAGCGGCTGGGCGTGGCCGACGTGACGAAGCTGCCGGGGTATGATCCGCTGGGGCGCTACCAGCAGGGATTCCGCGTACGTGGGAAGCAGGCCGGCTATCGCCACCAGTTACGCTTCGATCTTTCCGACGAGCAGATCCGCCAGGAGATGGCCGGGTATGCCCTCAAGCACAGCATCACCAACAACAACGATGTCGTAAGTCTGGTGGATGCCATGCTGTCCGATAACGGCGCGATGGTGAGTACGGTCGAGAAGATGCGAACGGGCGTATTAGTCGGTGGGATGTCGCCGGTGGAGGATATGGAGACGGGCGGCGCCTCGTATTGTTTCACGCGCCTCGCCAGGCATCCCGCGCAGGATCGCGGCGCCGCGGAAGGATTCTATTTCAAAATCGAGATGCTCCGGCGTATGGATGCCATCAGTTACGACCATGACGCCTTCGGCAAAGTGATCGGCAGTTACGTCGAGGATCACCGGCGCAGCACCGTGCAGGCGTGGAAAGAGATGCAGTCCCGCTATGGCAATGAGACGATATTCAAAAATTCCATCACGCTGTTGGATAACATCGACGTGATCGTCGTCGGCAGTCCGCAGAAAAAGCAGGCGCTGCAGGACGTCTTCCTGCGGCATGGCATCACCCGCTTACCGGATGGGCGGAAGGTCGAGCAGGCCATCATCGTCCGCTGAACACACGAGGAACGCACATGACCGTCGAGCAGCTACAGATTATCATAGACTATCTGAACACACAGGGAAGCTGGCTGGGCATCTTCTGGCCGGATGACGACTACACGCGTATCGGCGTGCAGGCGCGAGTGGAGATCACCCGTGTAGCGCCCGACGTGAAGTCACTCTGGGTCACGCTGTGGAGCGTCGGCTACCAGGAAGGCCGGCACTACGTCCACACGCTCAACGTCGTCCGCTGGACGTCGGACGATCCCCCGCATGAACTCGATCTGGTCGATGACCGGGGTCGGCAGTTTCATCTGGAAGCTATCGAGCCGATGTCCGAACCGGATGAAGCCGCCACCTGGCAGGCCTGGCAGCAGTATCGCGCGCAGGAAGCGGCGAGATTCGCGGTGATCGACGACAGCCTGCGTGCGGAACACCGGCACATCGCCGCCACATGGCCGGGGGAGTAACATGAGAATTCGCTATTTCATCGAGTCGGCGCTGCAGCAGGATGCGGATGGGCAATTTTACTTCACGCCTATCGGCGTGTGGGCACACGGGCCGGGGCTGGGGATGGATATCGCCATGGCCTACCTGCCGGGATATGAGACGGCCCAGGCCGCCGCTGAAGGCATCATCACCGATCTCATCGAACGGGGTGCGCGCATGCTGCCTCCTGATTTCCTGGAACAGCAGCATCCGGCCATCCCGCTCTACCGTGGAGACCGCTCTCCGATCTACACCACCGAAGGGAGCAGTGCCGAGGGTGTTGCCGCGCAGGTAGTGGCGCTGATCATTTCCGGGAAGCCTCTTGGCGATCCGCCATTGCCGCTCCCACAATCCTAACTCTCCGATTATGCACGTCGTGTCGCTCACCGGCAACGCCGTTTCCGGTATCTGCCGAGAAGCGGCGTTGTCGCGTTGGTCTCTTCCTGTCATGCCAGAACCTGAAAAAACCTGAAAAAACTGTGTGAAGGTTTGCGAATCCGTCCCGCTCGCTCGTAAGTGGCATATAGAGCGTGCCGACGACCCGGTGCGCGGATGGATGTCACGCATGCAACTCTTTGCCACTGATAACGAGCGCATTGCCTTCCTGCTGGAAGC